AAGGTGACTGATGCGGTTGATCAGTCCGTTAAGGATCTGACCGTCATGGGTGAGGAAATTCTTAAAATGGGCCTCAAGGGCAAGGATACAGGCGACACCATTCAGCTTGCCCTGACCAATGCGCTGCGCAATGTAAAAACAGAGGCGGATAAGCTGGCTCTTGAGCAGGTGTTTACCAAGTTTCAGCAGCAGGGGCTGGTCACTTATGTGCAGGTTGAGGAGCTGAAAAAATCCCTGCGGGGTGTTGCGGATGTTGCTGAAGAGGTTGGTGCTCAGGCTGCCAGTGGTCTGGAGCCAGTGGCTGATGCGCTGGATGATGTGTCTGACTCTGCGGATTCTGCCTCGGTTTCTGTTATTGCTGTGAGCAGTGCCGGTGCTCAGTTGCTGGATACCTTTTCAGCGGCGCGGGCTGAGGTTGCGGAGCTTGGCTCGGCAGCGGAGGCTATGTTCCTGCAAATGGCTGGCGTGGTTGATGTGGCGGCGGATGTTGACGATCTGACCGGGGCTATCCAGAAGTACAGTGCAGAAATTGTGACGGCCAATAATACGGTGGGTGACAGTTTCGCGCAGACGGCGGCGGATATTAATAAAGCGAAGGCCGCAACATTGCTGGCCTACAGCGAGCAGAAACAGCAGTTCGAGCAATACCTTGGCGCTCTGAAAAGTGGCGAGGGTGTCACGCAGGGCCTGATTAACCAGGCGCAGAACGCAACCCAGTGGATGGGGCTGCTGGGTGAGCAGGATCTGGCCCAGCTGCGCGGGGCACTGGATGATGCCAACGCAAAGCTGGTGCAGATGCAGGATGCAGCGAGCAATACGCTGGATCAGTTGCAGACGGAGCTTGATCGGCTGCAGGGCAATCAGGATGCCATTAACCAGCGCGACTACGAAAACAAACGGCAGGAGCTGCAAAACGCCATCGATGAAGCCAAGCGCTACGGCAACCAGGAGGCGGTGCGCCAATACACCGAAGCCCTGAAAGTGCTGGAAGACGTGCGGCGCGAACGGCAAAAGCAGGCCAACGAACAGCGCCAGCAACAGGCGCAGCAGCGCAGCAGCACCAGCGCCAGCCAAAGCACCGGCAGCACTACGGCCAACCGCGGTACCACCATCAACCTGCAAAGCGCTACCGGCAACAAGTCGGTACAGCTGAACGGCGATGCCAAAGCGGTGGAGCAGCTGTTGGCCGTGCTGGAAGACGCCGGCCTGCGGTCGGCGGGTTAATCATCAGAAGGAAAATCCATGCAACTCGATACCCTGAATCTGCCCGGCAATTTGTACTGGTCGGATGAATTCGACTTTATCCCAACGGCCCAAAGCAAAGAGCGTAGCGTGGCCGGCGGCATGGTGGTGGAAATGGCCCCGCTGCAGTACGGCCAGAAAATCACCCTAACCGGTGACTGGGCCGACCGTGCCACCGTGCTGGCCCTGCGCAGCCTGCAGGCCCAGCCTGCCACCGTGCGCACCTTAACCCTTAACGATTCCAGCACCCATGCGGTACTGTTTGACATTGAAGCCGGCGGGGTGGATGCCGAGCTGTTAAGCCCGGAATTAAACCCCACCGCTGAAACCCTGTACGAACTCACCCTGCACCTGATTACCGTGGAGCCTGTGTAATGGCGATTAACCCGACCGATGTACAAATCATGCGCCCCGAGCGCGTAACCGATGAAACCGATGGCGGCGGCATGATGACAGGCGTGGCCATTGCCAGTGGCGACATCAACAACCTGTGGGATGACATTCCGCGCACCATGCTGGCCTACGGCGGTGTGAGCCTGCGCAAGCTGTTCTGCGCCATCCGCAGCGCCAACGTGGATAAATTCCTGGGTGCCCACGCCATGCTGGCCAGCGATGCGGCCGCGCCCAACGTCAGCACGTTGCTGTTCAGCACCGGCGACCATTACGACGAGCGCAGCAGCGCCCAGGATAAAATTGAGCAGTTTGTGGTGCTCAGCACCCGCAGTGCATTGCGCCCTGTGGGTACTCAGCGCGAAGGGCAAACCTCGTTGGTGCTGTACGCTGCCCGCGAAGCCGATGCGCCGGAGGTGGGGGCGGTTCTGTATCTGATCGGCGGCGGCAACAGCCAGCCGGTTAAAGTTACGCGCGTGGATGTAGCGGCAGCCAGCTACACCTATCTGGATAAAAACGGCGACTTTCAAACCTACAAAGCGTTTGAAGTGGTGCTGAAAATCAGCCAGCCGCTGCAATACGATTTTGTGGGGACCGATCCGGCACCGGCGGCGCAGCACCCCACTGAAATCTACAACACCCAAAGCAACAACAGCGCGAAGTATTACGGCATTAAGCCACTTGCGCAGCCTGCTGCGGCTGGTGATCGGGCGGTGGTTGTGGATGGCATCTTTTCGCCCATTGTTCCTGCTGCAACTACAGAGCAGGCGATTCTGGATCAAACCCCGGGCATTGCGCAGCGAACTGTGCAGGCGTCGGGGCCGCTGCTGTCGCGCAGCCTGGGCACTGTTACCGGCCCGCAAACCTTCACCCTGCCATCGGCATGGCTGCCGGGTACGTTGCGCTTAACCGTGGGCGGCAGTGTGTATGCGGAAGATGGTAGCGGTGTGCGGCTGTTGTCTGGCTCTGCGTTTTTGTCTGATGTGCAGCTGAACGCCGCCGATGGTGTGCTGGTGTTTTCGGTATCGGGCAGTCGCGCGGTATCGGTGGAATATCAGCCGGGCGTGGCGGTGGAGTTGGTGCCGTACACCGACAGCGTAGAAATTACCGCGGGCAACCGTCAGGTAACCTATACCGAACAGCTGCAGCCAGCGCCAATGCCGGGCAGCTTGCGCGTGGAATTTGCTTACCTTGGGCGCTGGTATGTGGTGTCCGATAACGGTACCGGCGTGCTGTCGGGCAATGGAGCATCCGGCAGCATCAACTACAGCACCGGCAGCGTGGCGCTGACGTTGCCCGGTGAGCCGGATCTGGCCAGCCGCATGATTTACACCTGGGCGCAGTCGCCGTTCACAACGCTGGCATCCGGTGCGCGTGATGTGTACATCGGCATTGATCTGGACGGCGTGCCGTCAGCGGGTGCTGCTGTGGTCAGTTGGCAGCGCAATAGCAGCAATTACACCGCCACGGCGGGGGCTGACAACTCTCTGACGGGCGGCGGCGACGGCTTTATTCTGGGTAGTCGCCTGCTGTTCCGCAGCGCCAATTTGCCGACCGGTGATGTAACCGTAACCTACCAGCGCCAGCTGGCAGGGCAGCAGCTCACCACCGATGTGGCAGTGGCGCAGCAAACCGGCGGCACTATTACGCTGGACACTGGCGTGGCAGATGTTATTCCCGCCAGTGTGCTGTTCAGTGTGGATGTAACCTGGACCGTTACCACTAACAATGCCGGAGTAGTAAGCGAAACCCGCTTCAGCGGAACGCTGTTGCTGCGAGGCAAACCCAATGGTCAGCTGGTGCGCAGTGGCTTCGCTGCGGTTCTGGGCAGCATTAACGCTGCCACTGGCGTGGTCACGCTGAACGCCGATGCGCTGCAGGTAACGGTGCAGGAGTGGGTTAAGGGGTCGGCCGTGCTGGGCAACTGGCAACTGGTGACCAATACCAAGGCCATGCGGGTGGAATCGCAGACTGTGCAGGTGCGCTACTTCACCAGCAGCGCCACCGAGGCGGCATCCGTTGTGGTGCCGTTTGCCGATCTGCGGCTTGTATCTCAGTTGGGCGACCGGCCTCTGGTTCCTGGCGCATTGCAGCTGCGCGTGGGCGGCGATGATCTGGTGGATCGTGGTGATGGCTACCTGTACCGAGGCTGGAACGCTGGTACGGGTGCTGGCATTCAGTGCGGCACGGTCAACTACTCGGGCGCAGCGGTCGAAATTAACTACAGCGCGCTGCAGCCGCACATCAACAACCTGAACAGCAGCCTGCTGGCCGGTGCCGATGGCGTGGGTGCTGCGGCGGCCGTGGTGTCGGTGGTGTTCCGCAGTGTGGCCAGCCCGTTACGCCCCAGCGGCCTGCAGTTTCTGGCCCGCCGGGCCACCGATGGCGCGCTGATGCGGGCGGTGTCGGATAACGACGGCAGCATTACCGGCAGCTTTGACACTGCCGATACGGTAGACAGCTTGCCGCAGCCTGGCAGCGTAAACGGCTACAGCCTGCCCTTTGTGCCAACGCCAACAACGGGTGGCAGTGCAACCGGCACGGTGGATTACACCACCGGCGTGGTGAGCATCAGCTTCAGCCAGCCGGTGATTCTCAGCACGCTGACGTATAACGCCGTGACGTATACCACTGTGCCTTTGTCGCCTGAAGTGCTGGGGTTAAACCCGGTTCGACTGCCCACCAATGGCCGCGTGCCGGTGTTCCAGCCCGGCTATCTGGTGGTGATTCACAACACCCAAAGCATTGCTCTGGCAACGCCTGCGGCGGGTCAGGCCATTGATTGCGGCCGCGTGAATCTGGCTCAGGTGCATATCCGCGATGCGGCTGGCGTGGATTTAGACCCAGCCATGTACAGCGTGAATAAAGTCACCGGCATCATCACGCTGGCCGACCCGTTCACCGCGCAAGATGCCAGCACCAACAGCTTAACCATGCCGCTGACGGTAACCCATCGGCAGGAGGACATGGCGGCACTGGGGGGTGTTACCGTGGGCGGGGAGTTAAGCCTCCTAACAGGCCTGCGCAACAGTTACAACGCAGGCGATACCTTCGTGAGTGCGGCAGTGAATTTCGGCACGCTGCAGGCTCGGGTGCGCAACCTGTTCGATGAACAGACTGACACTGGCTGGCATGACGAGCGTCAGGGCTCAGAGGCCACGGCTACCTATAACGCGCTGAACTATCCGGTACTGATCGACAACCGCAGCGCGGTGCAGGAACGCTGGAAGCTGAAGTTCACCAGTAGCACCGGCTATCAGGTGATTGGGGAAAAGCTGGGCATTATCGGTACCGGCAGCATCAATGCCGATTACAGCCCCATCAACCCCATGACCAGCGAGCCGTACTTCACCATCCGCGCCGCAGGCTGGGGCAGTGGCTGGGTAACCAGCAACATTTTACGCTTTAACACCGACGCCGCCGCCGCGCCGCTGTGGGCCATTCGTACCGTATTGCCCGACAGCGAACCGCTGGCCGATGACGTTATTTCTGTGGAATTCAGAGGGGATGCAGACTGATGGGAGCACCAACGGTTTATTACTACGATGATCCCGGCGCGCCGGTGTTGAGTAGTCGGCAAGATGCGTTTTATCAAATAGTGATGGCTTGTCTTGTGGACGGATACAGCGGCAAGCCCTCCGCGGGATGGTCAGTTGTTTATGATGACTGGGTTAACTCCGGATGGCTTACATTGATTAATAGCAGTGGGTCGGGTGTTGTCGGCGTTGTGCGGTCATCAGGCAATGATCATCCATTCTTGTTTTTGGCAGACGGCATGATTGATGCAACAACTCCGATTAACGGTCGCTCGGGTTACGTTGATATATCAAATGGCACGGCATGGGATCCGGCGTCAGCTGCGCTGCAGCGCCCGGCGTCATCATTGTTGACGCAAGTTGCAGGCTGGTGCGTTGTCGCTAATGACGATGCGGTATTTATGATGATGACAGCATCTGCGGATGCATTACGCACAATTAATTTATCATACGGATTTGATGTCGGAGCATCGCTTGCATTCGGTCGTTTCCGTGATGTGCGCGGACTGGGGGGGGAGGTTGGAGACTTTAGTATTTTTGGTGGGGCGATTGGCATCTGGGGTGATCTTAACTCGCTAGGGGTTAATGGTGCACGATCTGATATCGGTACTGTATCTCGTGACAAGTCCGGTGCTCCGGCAACCGGCAATCATTACGTCATGTTGTCAAACGTCAATGTCGGCTCATTACTGAGTTATCCGGCAACGACTGATGCTATTGTCGAGTTTGATATTACGCCGGTATCTATTTTTGTTTCGTCTGGCGGCGCGTCTCTTGTGCGATCTGCGGCGTGGCAGCGATCTGTTGTGCCTCAGCTGAAAACAAATTTACTATTTACGCGTCCCGCGTATGTTGCAGATGCGCTGCCCGACTTGTTGAAAATGACAGCCGTGGTTGGGGGGGATGTTTATTTATCAGGTAAGCGGCATCTGTTGTGGCGAAT